TGTGTCATCCATCGCGACAGTAGGGTCAACAGTCGTATCACAGGTACTATCGGTAAATGAGTTAGCCGCCCCGGAAGATGTCACCAGTAACGTATCGTCCATGTTTGTCGGTGAGAATGGTGCGAAGTCGAAGACGATGACCTCTAGCGTCCACGCATCGTGGGCAGTCCGCGTCAACTTGCGCGGGAGGAAGTCCGGGTGCGCTAGGTAGAGGATATCTGCGGACTGCGCGAACTGGATCGCATCGAGAGAGGCGGTGGTGTACGTAGTGACCAGCGTGAATACGCGGGCTGACGTTCCGGTAGTCGAGGTAGACCCAGGAGCCGTACTGCCGTCCAGGGTGAATGTAGTCACGCCTGTGACTGTGATGACCCAGAACTTACCGTCCAGGGCGGGGATTCCCGTTGCACCCGCTTCCCCGGTGGGTGGGATGTAGATCTCGTCGCCCGTGGTATAGCCGTGGGTGGCGGTGGTGACCGCTACGGGGGTGTCTCTAGTCGTCGCGCTGATCGCCTTGGTCGCCTCAAGAACTGCGCCGCCATCCTTGTAGACCCTCATATAGAGGTTGCCGAACTCAAGGATATACGCCTGGGTAGTCCCGAACTCGAACGGGATCAGGCGCGTAGCATTAGCGGAGGTCTTAACCTCTTTCACGAATCGCGTACCACTACGCTTGAGAGCGCCGCCGGGTACGAGAGGGAAGAAGTTCTCCATCTTCGCGCAACCGTTGGCATACTTCGCGAGGTCAACGCGACCCTCAAGGGTGGGCGACAACTCGCCCCCATTAAACGAGGTCTGGATATACGAAGCCTTGGGCATCAGTACCTCGCGGCAATCCAGGCATCCTCCTCGAAGGGCATGGGAGATTGCTCTTGGCCGTCTGCCCTACGGGCGCTCGACATGATCGCCTCAAACGCCTCTGTGGCTAGGTTGCGTTTGGTGTTGCTCTGGGTTAGCTCCTCGCAAAGCTCTACCGCGAGACGGGCCGATACAGCCGAGACAAGGAGGGCGTCCCACTGGTTCGGATCTTCTTCGCGCTTCACATATCGAATAGAGAGGGGCGACCCTGCATCCGATAGCAGCTTCTTGCCCTCGACCACCCACGGAAGCGTGGTGTCATATACCTCGACCACCCTTAAGCAATCAGCGGGCAGTTGGTACTCATCGTCATACCCGAAGGCTGGCGAACTCGAGAGCTTCGCGAGCGCGGCCCTCGTGATGGCGGAATTCCAAGGGTGAGCGCGGAGCACCTCATCGCGAACGTGTGCATAGGCACTATTACAGGCTTTCGCCTGCTTCGTGTCGTCCGTCAATGAAGTGATCCGCGCCTCGCCGACTCGGCTGAGCGCCCTATTGCAGATATCGACTGCACTGGGCATCCGTTACCGGCCCCCCCCCCGTACTAGTCGCCGCTGGTGTAGTAGACCTCAACCATGACCTGCCACGCTGCCACCGCGCCGCTCTCGGTTGCGATAGTGACACTCAAGTCCCAGTCTTCCATCGGGTCTGAGCTATCACCGTTCAACTCCCACAGAGCCTTGCCCCTGTCGAAGTCATCCAGCCCCGCCTCGTCGAAAAGTTCCGACTGAGACAGTGCGGCCGTGGTGATGTCCACGCTTGAGGCGAAGAGGTCTGCATCGACCACCGCGCCGTCATGCGCCGTCCCGCTCTTGTGGATACCGAGGTGGATCGTTGACGTGGTGCCACCGTCGATGCACGAGAGCTTGATGGAGTTGATGCGGTCGCCACTCTTGAACTGCTTCAGGCGAATCACATCGGCCGCAGCGTATACCTGATCACAAGTGACCTCGGCCCTGGCGTAGCGCATCCGGCCGTGGGAGATCCCCGCGCTCACGCGCTTCTGAACGTCCACAGTCCTCGGGGTTGCGGTTGCTGCGTACAGTTGAGAGAAAAACGTAGCCATTTTCTGGCTCCTTCTTGCTTGTGACGTTCAGGGGCCGGCACGACTCCGCCCCGGCCCCTTCACATCATTGGGTGTTACTAGGCCACACGATCCGCCACGATCTTGACAACTTTGCCAAGCTCAAGGCGCGTGGCGCCGAACGTGCCCTTGCAGTAGACCTGCGTGGCGAAGGACTTATCCGCCCGTGGCTCTATCTTCGTGGTGATGTCATTCCACACCGTCAGGTGCATTCCCGACTTTGCCCACATCGGGCAATCTTGCGAGGCCGCGACGGAAGTATCCAGCCTCTGGGTCGTGACGAAGTTGATCCCGAGGAATGACCGTACCTGACCATCCACCAGCACCTTCGTGCTGTTGCTGTCGATGGTCTGGATCTGGGACATTCCCAGGAGGTCTTCGTGCTGCTCGGCTGTGATCGCCATGAAAATCTGATCGTTGTCGAGATCGACCTCGTTCTCCATGAGAAGCCGCTTGCCTTCCAGCAACTGACCGATTTCCAGGGCTCCGGTAGTACCTGCTGAAACGGTATTCCCCGAAAAAGCCTCGTCGGTCGAGCCATTCTCGCCGGTCTTCGCGGTGCCAAAGAAGGCAGCAAGAATCTCGTCGTCGATAGCCCTACCCATCGCATAGGCCCCGTTCACCGCATAGGGTGACTGGGGATTGATGAGCATCCGCACCTTGTCCTGATCGTCGATCAGGTCGGCCCACTCGTAGTCCACCGGGAACGTCCACCGGGCACTGTGCGGGGTGTCGATCAGCGGAGTATCTGCGTGCCTGGTTGTGCGCTTCACAGCGTTCACGGCCCCAACCTGCTCCACGACTTTCGCCGCTTTGCCGGTGGCCGTACTGGTCATTACTGAATCTCTGAGCTTGCTACCGCGCTGCTGCAACAGGTGCGCCACATTGGTCGCATACTGCTGCACAAAGGCGGCATTGATTTGGTTCGACATTTGAATAAACCTCAAGCGTGTGTGCGAGGCTTATCCGTTGCCGGGGCCAGCATGGTTAATCGGCGATCCAGGGCTTGTCCGGGTGCCACACCGGGGCCATTTTTGTTTTGGCTGGAAGGCTTGTCCGGGCGCCAGGCCGGGGCCGATTACCTGCTGTTCAATCGTGCACTGTCAGCGTATGCACAAGTTCCTGCATCGCGCAACTCCCCCGGGCGTTCAGTCCGGGTGTCCAAGGATGTGGAGCCGGGTCATCCTCTCGACCGCGGCCGGTTTGCCCTCCCGGTATTGCTGCATGAATTCTGGGTCTAGGCTCTCGAGTTCCTCGATCTTGGCTCTAGCCGCCCCGGGAGTCATCCCGAATGGGAGTTCAGAGCCGCCGTCCTCCTGCCCGGTGGGCATCTGGTGCTCACCCAGGCCGCGGCCAATCTGGGCACTCAACTCAAGCACCCCGCGCAGTCCGAGGGACTGCTCGAGCTTGCCTATCGTCGCGTCATCAATCCCGAACCTCTGCCGGAATCGGGTGGCAGCGGCTATATTCTCGTCCCAGGCCGTCCCCCACTCCTTCCGCAGGGCTGCCTCCTCGCCCTGGGCCTGCTCGTCTGCCTGCTGCTGCTGCTCGGCGACCAGTTCGCTTAGGCGCGAGTTGTACTGCGAGTAGATGCTGGCGGCCTGTCGCTGGGATAGACCGGCATCATGCGCCCACTCTCGCAGTTCACCCGTCAGGTCTATCGCACCCTCTGGAACCTCCGGCCCCGTGAGGTCGTACTCGGCGGCCGTCTCGGGACGCCCCAGGCGCGAGTAGACGCTGCCCCACTCCTCTGCCCCGGCATCCTCTTTCGGGAGGTGCAGGAGTTGATCCGGTGATGCGCCCATCGACTTCTCAAGGTTCCGGTAGGAGTCGAGCATCTGCGCGGCACCCGTCCAGCCCTTGTTCTCGATGTATCCCTGGGCGTCCTCGCCGAGGCCCTCGGTCCACGTAGACCCGTCCGCGGCTGCCTCTGCGGCTTCCGGTGTGGCTGCCTCTGTGGCTTCCGGTGCGGCTTCCGGTGCGGCTTCTGCAGTGAGTTCTGCGGCTTCTGCCATGTCAATCTCCTGTCTCGGCGACTTCAACGATCTCGCCTACTTGGTTCTCGGTGAGTCCCCGATATCCTTGAATCCGTAGCCATACCTGGCGACGGCCCTCGAGTTGCGAAGTGCCATGACTATCCCCAGACACGTGCGTAGTCGTGCTTGCATGGCAAAAACGCTCAAGATCGGCCAGCACAGCGACTGCCGGCTCCCCTTGGAATACCTGTTTGTACGCCTGCGCCCGTGCAAGTAAGGCATCACGCAATGCCGCCAGCCTCCGCGGGTAGGGTCTGCCCGGCCTGGGCGAGATCCTTCACTGCCGGTGCCGCCTGTGTCAGTTCCGCGAGCATCTGCTGCTGCTGGGCCTGCTGCTGCTGCTGCGCCACGATCTCCTCCATCTCTTCCTCTGTCCGTAGGATCGATACCGGAGCGCCATTGATCTCGGCTGCCAGGCGAATCACCTCGTCAGGCTTGAAGATCGCGAGGACACTCGGGTCCGCCTCGATGAATGGCATCGCGACTTCGATCGTGCGCTGGACACCCACTAGCTCTTCGCTGCGCTGGAAACGCACCGAGGGACTCTCGTACCCGATCTCATACTCACCCTCGGCCTCGGCGAGCACCTGTGGCATCGCTGGCAGGTAACCCTGCCGGGTGAGGATGCTGAACTCCCGGTGAATCTGCGGCCCAAGCATCTCGCTCTGCTGCCGGCCCACGGTGGGAGCCAGTAGCTGGCCCTTCTCCTGCGCCCTGATGAGCGCCTCGGTGGCCGTCATCTGGGGCTGATCGACCAAGATCCTAAAGAGGGTCACGAGGAAGGCGTCATTGATGACTTGGCGCTCCTTCTCGAGCATTCCCTCCGTGATGTCCAGCCTCGCACCCGTCTGGAGGGGTACGATGAGCGGTCGCCCCTGCGCGTCCACGCCCCCGTAGTTGAGCCCGCCAGGTGTCAGCCTGACCTGCTTGCTCCCCGTGCCCAGCACACCATCGTCATGCAGGAGTAGGGGCGGGTCAACGATCTTGTGGCCCGAACGGATGAAAGTCTTCTGCATCTCCTGCGCCATCTTGATCGCAGGCAGTACCAGCATCGCAGGAGAGCGACCGTACATTTCGGTCGGGTTGACGGTGTAGCGGCTGTAGAGATAAGGCATCTCCATGTAGCCGCCCTCGTCGATCATTGCCTTATCTTCTATCCCGATGTGGTACGAGATGAAGGGCATCCCCTCGGAGTCCTTGCGCTCTTGGTCGTAATCCGTGCGAGGCGTCACAACATGCAGAAATTCAAACTGCTTGTAGAGGTCGGTGGGGGAGTGGACGGCCTGCGAGATCTTCGCCGGTAGTCGGTCCAATCCCCACTCCTGTTCAGCAGCTTTCGCGCTCATGCTGTACTTCCGATAGACGGTGTCAACGCGCCGGGCTGGGTTGAGTTCGATGTAGACTGAGCCCACATGGCACTGCACGTAGGTCACGCCCCTGCCCGAACTCGGCTCGTCGACGAACAGGCAGGCATTGCCGAAGGCTCCCAAACTCTTGTATCCCTCATGCACCTGCGAGTAATAGCCAGCCTGCGGCGCATTACGCGCCTGGAACATGATCCGCGTGACCTCCTCGAACCACCCCTTGACCTCCGGGTCGCGGTTCAAGTCCTCATTCGTTGAGCGGAGGGTGTGCCACTTCTGCGCCCTGGGCGTTAGCATCGACTCCATCGCCGCAGCGAACTTCTCAAGTGCGAGGGCAGCGGTCGCGTCGAATATCTTCGTGCTGCGCTTCTCCCCAACACCGCGGGCGGTCTGGAACTCGTCAGCCGCAGGCCAGATACGCTCGGCGACCTCCTGCCAGTGGAGATCCCAGTTGCCTCGCCTGTCTTCGAGTTCTGCGAGTCTGCGTAGGCAGTCCTCTACGGATTTCGCCATCTCATGCCCCCGTCAGCGTCTTCGCGGCCGTCCTCGCCGGACCCGGTAGGCCCAGGGGTGAGCCAGACGCGCCTCGCCCTGTCTTGATCGTGCTCTGTCTGCCCCCGCCGTATAGGCGTCTGCGCCTAGCCTCTGCGGAACGCTCTGCCACTCCGGGTGCCATCGCGGGCGGTTCCGGCTTCGGCATCTTGGGGGCACTTGG